CAAGCTATTCACTTGCAAAAACTTACGATAACTTGTTGTTGAAGTGCCAATTTGCTGCGGTCCATTGGCAGTGTTGTTTGCATCTAAAAAATAACCAGTTGATGTAGTTGTATCATTGGTTGCTTGTGACCAAATTGTAGGTTGCAATGCTGTAAAATCCAATGGTGTATAGTTTTCATAATAGAAATGACGCATTGGGTAGTCTTGAATAATAGGCAATATTTGATTATTGATTACATCAATCACATCATTGCGACTATTATATGTAAAGTTCAGTGATTGGTTATATGAATCTTTATAAAGTGCGCCATCACGAGCATACAAATCAGTTGAAGTATATTTGCCAGTTGGGTCAGTGATATCAAGACCACGACTAACGCCACTTGCATAACGATTTACACTCTTTACTTTAACAATATCGCTATAGCTTGTATATGGAAATACATTATAATCTTCACCATTTACCATACGATTTTGTGTATAATATGCCTGTGGTGCCTTTTGCTTAATTTCTGTTGTTAAATCACGACGAGATGAATTGCTAACTGTATATTGTAGACTTGCACTTACTGTAAGTGTCTGTGGTTTACCAGTTGAATCAATATATGGAATAGCAACACTAATATTTGCCATATCAGTTGGCGTAATGCGATAGGTTAAGCCATTGCTTACACGATAATATGCACGATAAGTGCCAAGTGGAATATCACTAAAAGTATCATCACCAAATATTAAATCAATCTGGTCATTGATGCGTGTATCAACGCTATACAGTGTGCGAATACCACGAGCAACGCTATTATAGATTGCACTTGTGCCACTTGTTGCTGGCACTTGAGTCCATTCATTTCCAATAGTTCCATTGGTAATTTCATACATCCAAATATCACTGTTGTTGATATTTGCTGTATTAATAGGAAATACACGGTTTGCTACTTTTTCAGTAATAATAAAATCTGTTGAATTAAGTGTGCCTTGTTTAAAATATAAGAAGAATCCAGTGTTTGCACTTGCATTACCGCGACTATCATTTTGATAAACAATACCAAATTGACCGCGTGTGCCAGGATCATATTCACTAATAGTATCGCTGTTTGTAATATTAGCACTTACAATTTCAAAATCTGTATTCACATCATTGATAGTGCTATTAAAAGCAAAGATAGGCAGAATAGTATTTGGAATAGCAACATTATACTGTTCTGTGCGGATTCCGTTAATCTTCTTGCTTGCAAATGGTTTGCCAATCTTTGTGCTACTGCTGATAGCTGCATTAAGAATTTGTGTGAATTGGCTAACCCAACTTGGATTGTTTGCATCGTTCCAGTTTACGGTGACACGACTTAAATTTGTTCCGTTGATATCAAAGATATTTTCTGTAGTACTGATATTAACCACTTTAAGCAAGCCACTTGCAGCCACATTGCGATTAGGAACATAGTTAAGTTGTTTTACCAGTTTCAGGACGCTATCACGACGTTCTGCTGTGTCAAGAAAGTTTTCACGAGCATTAAGGTCTGTGCGGAATGCAACACTTTGACCCATAAATGCAATAAGGTCTAACAGCGCAACATATTCACTGCTTTCAATAAAGTCATTGAAATCTTCTGCATAATAAGTTTTGATATAATCAACCATAACCTTGCGAAGAGTTTCAAAGTCATAACTTTGGAAGTCAGCATTAGAAAAGGTAGTATAAACCTTTTTCCAATCTTCAGCAGCAAATATGTTTGTTTGACGAGAATTAGTAGCCATTATGAACCTCAAAGTATTTATTTTAATAATAATATGCGACTATTATTATAGCACGTAAAGTTGATTGCTGGATTTATCAAATAATACAGAAAGGTCAGCTATTTTGTTATCTGTGGCAAAACTCAAACTAAAATTTAATATCAATCCACGACCATCTGGTGATTCTTGAACTACTGTTTGAGAAACAACATTAAATCGTGGATCATATTTTATAATTGCATCAATATCGTTCTTAATTTCTGCTTGCAGTGCTGGTGTAAGTGGGTCAAACAGTCGATTCCAAATAATGCTGCCAAAACTTGGATTGTGTAGTTTTTCACCTTTGCGAATACTTAAGTGATTTAGCAGGTCTTGAACTATCAGATCATTATCATTGATAGCAAAAGGACCAAAATCACGATTTACACTGCTGTAACCTTTGTATAGAGCCATAGTAGTATTTAACAACTCTTACCAGCGCCACCAGTATCAGCACTGCCGCCTGGTGCAGTTTGCGCACCAGTTTGACCGCCAGTTGCTGGTGCTGGCTGATTGCCAGTTATAGGTGCAACTGATGTTGTTCCACCGCTGCTGCCACTACCAAAGCCGCCACTTGCCAAGTCACCTGGATTAGAAGTGGTTGGTGGTGTAACAGTTTGTGGTGGTGGTTGAATATAACTGTCTGTATCGCTTTGATTATCGCCTGTGCCATAACCGCCAGTTGCAATATCACCAGGATTTGCAGCAATTCGTGTTGGTGTAGCAGTTGGAGCATTTACAACTGTTGCGCTGTAACTATCGCCATAAGCAGCAGCATCTGGACTCGCAATTGGGTCACGACGCGCTGTTGTATCATACAAATAGCTTGTATCATTCGCATAATTGTGCTGTTGTGCCGCAATACCTGGATCAAGTGGAACATAATCAGTGCTTGGGGTAGGTGTAGAACTGACACCTTGATTTACAACGCCACTATAATCAGTTGAACTTGTAGCCGCTGCATTATTTTGTTGTATTTGATAAAGTCCATCAACACCAATTTCATTGAGACTTGCTTTATCTTGACCTTGTATTGTAAGCTGATCTACTGTTGATTGGCTTATACTTACAGTAGAACCATTGCTTGTTTTACCAATAAAATTGTAACTGTCAGTTGTAGGATCATAAACTCGTTGCAACCCTTGCAGTGATGTAATCTGTTGATATGCTACGCCGCCGCTGCCACTGCTTGGTGCACCAAAACCACCACCAGCAATATCTGCTGGATTAGCACCTTGTGGTGTAACTGGATAATTTGGAACACTTGCAGCCACGTTGTCGCTTGCAGTAGCACCACCATTATAAGCAATTGTGCCGTTACTTGCAGTAGGACTGTTAGCACTTATAACCGAAGGATTACTTGGTGGTAGTGGCACTGGACCAGTTGTGCCTGTTGCGCTCAAATCACGATAACCGCTGTTATCATAATTATAAGCGTTTGATTCGCTTGTTGGACTACTGCCACTTACATTTTGTGACTGTGAACTATAAGTTGGTGAGTTACCATTAATCTGATCAATTTGATTTTGTGTTACTACTTGTGGTGAACCATTGGCTTGAATTGCTGTGTTACCATCATGCGTTACCACATAAAAGTTTTCACCACTCTCTGCTGTTCCTTGGTTAAATGGAATAACTCGTGTTCCACAAGGCTGTCCTGACCACTGATCTTGCACTTGAATACCACTTATATGTCCGCTTGTGTCATATTGATAACCCAAGAAGATAGCAGCATGACTTTGACCTGATACATTTTGATATGTGCCATCACTACCAAATGTTGCTATTACAGTGCCAGGTTGTAGATTTCCACTGGTTACACTTGCGCCAGGAACCCATGTACTTGTATTGCCTACATTACTCGCTGCTTGAACAAGTGCAACGCATTGACCGCTGCCTACACTTTGACCAAGATAAGAAGTATATGCTAATTGACCAGCAGTAGTTCCAATATTAGCCGTGCCAGAATTTACTGCTGCGCTTACTGCACTTGTTGATTGACCATTTAGTGCTTGACCAATTGCATTACCGATACCAAATGCAGCATTGCTTACAAGACCAGTAATAACACGATTTGCAATTTGTTGTAGTGGACTGCTGCCATTATTAGTAACGCTTGGTGTAGTTGCTGGATTAACAAATCCGCTATAAGAATTAGTTCCGCCATTATTTTGCCAAGGCTGTGTAATAGGCTGCAATCCATTAAGGAATGTGGTATTGCTTTCGTTAAGACTTAACGCACAACCACTGACCATTTGGTCATATGTGTAAATTAAACCGCCTTGAACATAATTGACTACAGTTGATACCCAACCAAGCAGCGTAGTAGGATCGTTTAGCGCAACATAATCTGTACTATTAATACCTAAATTAGTTTGCATGTAGCGCGTCATATTGATGACATTTGGGTCTTGGTTTGTTTGTGCATTTAAGAAAGCAGTAATCAAATCAATACACATTGTAGATGTGCTTGTATTAAGATTGCGGAATAGCGTTGCAAGTGCTGCAATGCCTTGTTCTGGTTTAGCATAAACAGCCATATTATTAGCAAATCCAATAGCATATGTGTCGCTTGCGTTATATGGAAGATTGCCTGGATTGTTTTGTAATTCACCAGTAGAATAGTTTGGATTACTATTATTGCCTGGCGATAGATCAGTTACATCAAAGCTTGCGCCCGTGCCATAAGCAATGCCAGCAACTGCGCCAGCAATAGCACCGCTAACAAGATAACTTGTGCCAGGTGTTGTAGGCTGTGGCGAAGTGCTTGCGTATTGGCTGCCTTGACCACTGCTTGTAGCTATAGCGTTATTATATGTAACAGGTGGTATATTATTAGTCATTGGTCCATAGCTTTGTTGAATCATACTGCTACCAAAGTTGTTGGCTGCGCCATATGGACCTGCACTGCTGCTATTGTTGCCATTTGATGGTGCAATACCTTGTTGTTGACCGTAACCAGGTTGACTTGTTGGTGCGGCAGGCGCTTTATGACCAGTCCATGGCTCTGCTGTTGGCATATTACTTGGAGTTGATGCAGGTCCAGCTTCTGTAGCTTTTGTGGCATCAGCAGTATTAATTGTATGACAAGTTCCTTTAAGGTCAATGTGACCATCACTCTTAATCTGGATACAACTGTCGCCAGTAAGATATGTGTTTTTGCCTTTAAGATGCAGCGTAGATTTACCAGTTATTTTTGTGTTACCACTGGCAAGTATGTTTATATCCGTACCTTGCATATTAAATGCGCCATCACTTACAATATCGACCGTTTTACCATGTAATTTAAGTGCGCCTTGCGTTTCAAGTTGTAGACCGCCTTTGGCTTCAATGTTTAAATTGCTTTGTGCATAAACATTAATATCTCCAGTTGCATTAATTTCTACCCAAGCAGTGCCTTTGCTGTTAATAACATAGATGAATCCTTTAGTATCATTCATCATAATCATATGACCAGTTGCTGTGCGCAATCGCATCATTTGATTATTGCCATCGGCATCGCCATCATCCATTACAAATGTATGACCACCTTGACGTCCACGAACACCTAATATTTGTGATTGTGTACTTGAACCGTTGCTATCTGGATCAGGATAAAGTTCAGGGTCATTTGGATTTATTGGACGACCTGGTGTAGATATACCAAATACGCTGCTTGGTGTTTCACGCTGTGAACTGCTTGTGCCTGGTCCACGGTCGCTATCGTTTAATAAACCTTGTGTTTGCCAAATTTGTTGCTGAATATTATGAACTTGTTTTGGAAGAGTGTGAATATTTGATATTCCACTTGCTGTTGTTTGATCAATATAAGCATCAACAACTGGCGATTGGCTACTACCATCTACTGGGGCACTTATGCCCGGTACCATATGATTAGAAGGCACATCAGGAATACAAGCAAACCAAAAACCATCCCAATCTTTACCTTGTGATAGTATACAAAGAACCTGATTACCTACATCTGGTG